GCTGCTTATGCGGCTGCTCAAGCAGAGGGAGAGTAATCATGGTTGCTGTAACAGAAACAATTAGCTCTAACGCAAGCACAGCCTCTCTGCAGGTAGTTGGTCACTTCAACCTTTCTATCTCTGGTACATGGTCTGCTACAGTTACAGTACAACGTAGCTGGGACAACAGCACATGGTTCGATGCTGATACCTTTACATCTAACTATGAAGGTGTAGGGTTTGATGCAGAGGAAGTCTACTACCGAGCAACTGTCTCAGGGTATTCCTCAGGCTCTGTTGTCATCCGTCTATCGGATAATCGTGACTTCGGTTCCAAAGACGTCTTCGTAGCTTAGAGGGTGCCATGGAAGATAATTGGCACCTCAGTAAGTCAGTACCTGTAACTCTGGTACTAGCTATCGTTGCACAGACAATAGCCCTTGTCTGGTATATCTCCAGTTTAGACAGTGCCGTAAAGGCCAATGCAAGAGACATCATCCGTAATGAAACTCGTTTAGAATCTCTTGAAACTATCGTTCAAAGCCAAGCTGTAACTCTTGGTCGTATGGATGAGAATATTAAAGCTATTAGAGACTCAGTAGAAAAGATGGCTAGTCAATGAGAAACATCAACGAAATCTTTATACACTGCAGTGCAACTAAACCTAAATGGACAGAGAAATCTAGCTGTGCTGCAAAGGTTGCTGAAATCCGTAGGTGGCACGTAGAGGAAAGAGGGTGGGCAGATATAGGTTATCATTTCGTCGTAGATCGTAATGGTGATGTTTGTCCCGGCAGACCTGTAGAGAAAGCAGGTGCTCATGCTAAAGGCCACAACAAAAACTCTATCGGTGTTTGCCTCATAGGTGGTTTTGGTTCTGATGCTAATGATAAGTTCGAAGAACATTATACAGAAGATCAGAAAAAAGGATTAAATAAGTTACTAGATAGCTTGACAGCAGAATACTCAGGTGCTATAATACGTGGACATAACGAAGTGTCCTCAAAAGCCTGTCCCGGTTTTAACGTAAAGGATTACCTCAATGACAGATCAAGCCTTACCGAAGAAGCAAAAGACCTTGAAGAGGGAAGTGGCAGCCCTATTGTTGGTAGTCCTTCTATTGCTGATTTGCTTATGGGTCTTCTTCGGAAACTCCTTAGCAGGTGAGGCAGTAAAGGTACTTAACCTGCCAATCTTTACCTTTGCTGGTGCAGCCTTTGGTTTAGACTCAGTAGTTAAACAATGGAACATCAGTAATAAATGAGTGTAACTTTAGATCAGATTAGACAAGCTGCTGAGAATGATCTAGCCACATTTATTAAGCTTGTCTCACCAGAGCAAGTGTTAGGCCAATGTCACGAGGATGTGTGTAACTGGTGGACTAGAGGGGGTTCTAAGTCTCACCAATTGTTACTCTTCCCTCGTGACCACGGCAAGTCTAGGTTGGTAGCTTACAGGGTTGCATGGGAACTAACCAAAGATCCTACGTTACGGATACTGTACATCTCAGCCACTGCAAACCTTGCAGAGAAGCAACTAGGGTTTATCAAGGGTATCCTAACCTCAGAGACTTATAGTCGTTACTGGCCTGAGCATGTTAACAAGGACGAAGGTAAACGAGTACGGTGGACAACATCAGAGATTATGTTAGACCACCCTCTTCGTAAGAGAGAGAATGTTCGTGACCCTTCTGTCTTTACTGGTGGTCTTACCACTTCTCTCACAGGGATGCACTGTGACATTGCAGTTTTAGATGATGTTGTTGTCTATGAGAATGCATACACAGGTGAGGGACGTAATAAAGTTAAGAGCCAATATTCTTTGTTGTCCTCTATCGAAGGGGCTAATGCAAAGGAGTGGATCGTAGGTACTCGTTACCACCCTGCAGACTTATACAACGATCTGATGCAGATGACTGAAGATCAATATGACGAAGATGGTAACAAGGTATCTGAGGAACAGATCTACGAGGTTATGGAGAGGGCAGTAGAAGACCGAGGAGATGGTGTCGGTGAGTTTCTATGGCCTCAACAACAACGTAAAGACGGTAAATACTTTGGCTTCAATCGTCAGATCCTAGCTAAGAAACGTGGTCAGTATTTAGACAAGTCTCAGTTCAGAGCACAGTATTACAACGATCCGACTGATCCAGACAACGTACCGATTGAGAGTAACAGGTTTCAGTACTATGAACGTAAACACCTAAATCAAGAGAACGGGTTTTGGTTTTACAAAGGTGCTAAGTTAAATGTATTTGCTGCAGTTGACTTCGCATTTAGTTTATCAAAGAAAGCTGACTACACAGCTATTGTAATTGTAGGCGTTGACTCAGACAATAATATCTATGTCCTAGACATTGATCGTTTCCGTACAGACCGTATTACAGAATACTTCGAACACATTCTGCAGTTATCAACCAAGTGGTCTTTCCGTAAGATGCGAGCAGAGGTTACAGTAGCACAACAGGCAATCGTTAAGCAACTCAAAGAACTTGTCAAGCAACATGGGTTAGCTATTAGCATTGACGAGTACAGACCCAACAAACATCAGGGTAATAAAGAAGAACGTATAGCTGCTACACTTGAGCCTCGTTATGATAACATGCAGATCTGGCACTACCGTGGTGGTAACACACAGACACTAGAAGAAGAACTACAGTCAAGGAACCCACCACACGACGATATTAAGGATGCTCTTGCTTCTGCTATTGACATTGCTGTCAAGCCTTTCAAGAGTGTTCGTAGAGATAGAAGTACTAATATCGTTTGGGCTAATAATAGATTTAGAGGAGCCTCTTAATGGCAGGTGAAACAATAGAACTAGAGTACTTGCTAGGTCCAGATTCTATGGCTGTAGAGGTGGCTAATCGGTGGCGTGAGTGGTCTAACCTTCGTGAGAAGAAAGTAGAAGAGTGGAAAGAGCTACGGAACTATCTGTATGCTACAGACACTAAGACAACAAAGAATGCTATGTTGCCTTGGTCTAACAGCACCACTACTCCTAAGCTTACACAGATCATGGACAATCTCCATGCTAACTACTTTGCTACTTTGTTCCCACAGTCTAAGTGGATGCGGTTTGAAGCAGAGACTAAAGATGCTAATACCAAAGCCAAACGATCTGTTATCCAAGCATATATGGACAACAAGGTTCGTCAGTCTGACTTTGTAAACATCTCTAGTGATTTGTTATATGATTACATCCAGTACGGCAATTGCTTTGCTACTGTGGTGTGGGAAGATAACTATCAGGTGAAAGCAGAAGGCGATCTAGTTGTAAACTATGTTGGCCCTAAGATGGTTCGTATCTCACCCTACGACATCTGTTTCAATCCTACTGCCCCTAGTTTTGCTAGTTCTCCTAAGGTCATTAAGTCTATCAAGACACTTGGAGAGATCCGAGGGATGATCGACAGTGACCCTTCCAAGAAATATATGGAAGGTGTCTTCGATAAGATGATGAGTGCTAGGGCTGCTGTAACTGGTTCTGATGCTACCTACAACAAAGCTGATGGTTATATTGCTGATGGCTTCACATCCATTCAACAGTATTATGGATCAGACTATGTGGAGATCCTGACATTCTACGGAGACTACTACGACACTGAGAACGGTGTGCTGTATAAGAACCGTATCATTACTGTTGCTGATCGTGCTTACGTCTTAGCTAACGAAGAGAACCCTAGCTGGTTAGGCAATGCTCCTATCTTCCACGCAGGATGGAGGCCACGCCCAGATAACCTATATGCAATGGGTCCACTAGATAACTTGGTTGGTATGCAGTACCGCATTGACCACCTAGAGAACCTGAAGTCAGATGTATTCGATCAGATTGCTTACCCGATCCTCAAGATCCGTGGTGACGTAGAGGACTTCGACTTCGAACCCGGATCTCGTATATACATGGGAGAAGAGGGTGACGTAGGTTACATGGCACCTGATGCAACTGCATTGCAAGCAGACCTGCAAATTAGAGTGCTGGAAGACAAGATGGAAGAAATGGCAGGGGCACCCCGTCAAGCTATGGGTATCCGTACACCGGGCGAGAAGACAGCCTTTGAGGTACAATCCCTACAGAACTCTGCCTCTCGTATCTTCGAACATAAGACTGCCCACTTTGAACGTGTATTCCTTGAACCAATCCTCAATGCCATGCTTGAAGTGTCTCGTCGTTATATGAATATGTCAGATACAATTCGTGTACTGGATGATGCCACAGGTGCTGTGTTGTTCCAGACTATCACGAAGGATGACATTACAGCTAAGGGTAAGATTGTTCCTGTCGGTGCTCGTCACTTTGCTGAACGTGCTCGTCGTATTCAGAACCTTACTCAACTCTATCAGATCAAGTTATCTGATCCTACCGTGTCTGCTCACTTGTCGGGTAAAGAGTTTGCTCGTATCTTGTCTGAAGAACTCGGTGAACCAGAGTTGTTCTCAGAGAATATTTCTGTATCTGAACAGCTAGAAACACAACAGCAGATGCAAGAGGCAGAAGCTATTAACCAAGAGCAACTAATGGTTGCACAAGAGATGGGGATCTAAAATGCCTTATAAAAACGGTAAAGTTAAACCATATAAGAATACAACAAAAAAACCAGTAGAGAAAAAGAAACCTAAGAAACCAATGAAGAAGTAATGAAATCTATTTGGTTAAAAGGTCTTAACGGACCAGAGAAAGAGAAACGTAAGGCTGAGATACTAGGTTATCGAAATGCCTTCGATGCTCTTAAAGAAATTCTCGAACAGAACTTCAAGAAGAAAGAAGCAGTTCGTGATTACGAAGTACCCAATTGGGAACTACGACAAGTGGCAGTCAACGAGTACAACCAAGTGCTTGATGATATGCTGAAAGTGATAACTTTAAACAAGGAATAAAACATGGATGTGTTTACTGAGAGTAGTCAAACCACGGACACTACTCAGCCAGAGCAACAAACTACTGAGAGTACCCCACCACAGGATTCTTTTGTAGCCAAGCTCGTTGAGGCCAAGGGAGATAATTGGAAAGATCCTGAGGTACTAGCTAAAGGGAAACTAGAGGCTGATACCTACATACAACAACTCGAAGGACAACTCTCGCAGATGAGAGAAGACTTGAGTAAACAGGATTATGCTAAGAGTCTTCTGGACCAGTTGCAAAATAAGGCCGCAGAACCCACCACTGCGAATACTGCAATGCCCAATAATGATACTGGTGGCACTACGGAAGGGAATACCAACCCTGCTCTGAGTGAGGAAGACCTGAAGAGCCTTGTTGAACGTACACTAACTGAACGAGATAAAGAGTCTGTTGTCAAACAAAATCTTGATCTTGTGAACGGAGAGTTGGAGAAGAGCTATGGCACAGAAGCCAATGCTAAGATCCAAGAGAAGTCAAAGGAATTAGGTATTAGTCTCCAACGTATGCAGGAGATTGCTGCTGAATCACCTACGGCTTTCTTTAGTCTCCTTGGTGAACCAAAGAAAGACTTTAAACCTATGGTGCAAGGTTCGGTTCGCACAGAAGGTGTTAATATGCAAGCCTCGACAGAACGTGATTGGTCTTATTACCAGAACCTTCGTCGGGAAAACAAAAACCTCTACTACACACCTAAGATCCAACGCCAATTAATGGATGACAAGATGCGTTTGGGCAATAAGTTTGGTTTGTAGTTTTAATTTGGAGTAAATAAAATGGCTGGTATGACTTCTGCCACTAACTACTTGACTCGTTCTGATGTATGGAGCCAAGAGTTAAAAGAACTTCTTCGTGATGAAATGATGGCACAACGGTACGTCCGTATGCTTGAAGGTTTCCCAGACGGAGATACTTTCCACATCCCACAAATCGGTGAGATTACAACTAACAACTACACTGAAGATACACAGGTCACATATGACCCACTTGCGACAGCAGACTTCACGTTTACTGTAGACAAGTACCTCACTTCAGCTACTTATATCACTAAGAAAGCTGAACAGGACTTCTTCTACGCAAACGAACTGATGTCTCGTTTTGTACCTGAGCAGGAACGTGCTATCCTTGAGCACTTCGAAGCAACAACTTTTGCTTCTCCTGAAGCTGGTGTATCTGCTAACTCTGCAGAAGCTATCAACGGTATTGCACACCGTATTGCTGGTGGTAACGCAGGTAAGATCGAACTGGAAGACTTTGCATATGCTCGTTATGCATTGAAAAAGTCAAATGTTCCTGATCAAGCAATGGTTGCTATTGTTGATCCGTCAGTTGAGTTTACAATCAACACACTCTCAAACTTGGTTAATGTTTCTAACAACCCTAAGTTCGAAGGTGTCGTATCACAAGGTATCGCAACTGGTATGCGTTTCGTAGCTAACGTCTATGGCTTCGATGTATACACATCTAACTACCTCGCAGACAACACTGACTCCGCATTGGCAGAACGTGATGGTACAACTACCAACGACTTCTCGTCCAATAACGGTAAAGTGAACTTGTTCTTCTCAGCAACACCTGTTGCCAACCCATTCGTGGGTGCATGGCGTCAGATGCCTGAGGTGGACTATGAGTACAACAAAGACTTCCAACGTCACGAGTATGTAACATCATCTCGTTACGGTGTTAAGTTGTACCGTCCTGAAGGTATTGTTCGTGTTGCGACAAACCCAGACGTATAAACTAATTGGTAGGGGGCTTCGGTCCCCTTCCTTCCACCTTAGGAGATTGCAATGGCAAACGTAAACCACAGTACACTAACAGACCCTTACTTGCATGAACCTAAGGGCGCAGCATCAGCATCCTCAGGGGATGTATATGTTGCTAACGGTGCAGGATCAGGAGCTTGGACTTCTAGGCAACAGCTTCTTACTGTTCATTTTAGTGATATTTCTACTGCAGGTAACATCTATGTTCCAGTTCTTTATGATGGAACTGTTGTTAAAGTACAGAGTGTACTCTCAGGTGCTATAGCTGGTGCAGATGCTGTATTTACTGTCTATAACAACGGTGGATCTTCTATGGGAACTCTTACTGTTACCCAGTCAGGATCTGCTGCTGGGGACATAGACACTCTGAACCCTAGTTCAAACAATGTAATAACAGCCCCTTCATTCATAAGAATAAACTGTGATGGTGGGCCTTCCTCTCACGTTGACACAGTTATCGTAATTGCAATGGATGGTGCATAATGAGAAACACACTTCTTCAAATGGTTCAGTCTATTCTGAGTGACATGGACTCAGAGGCTGTGAACTCCATTAGTGATACAGTTGAAGCTGAACAAGTTGCTTCTGTTATCCAAGATACATTCTTTAATATTGTTGCAGCAAGGGACATCCCGGAGCACAGACAACTTATTAAACTTACTTCATTAGCTGATAGCACTAAGCCTACTCACTTCTTGTATCCAGCTAATACCCGCCAACTTAGTCGAGTAGACTACAACACAGCAGACACAGGTTCCACCTATCAGGAGATAGTGTTTGTAGAGCCTATGCAGTTTATTGATCGTATGAATCAAGACACAGCTACAACAACAAATGTAACTGATGTTCTAGGTGGTACACCATTGTTCATCAACAATGATCGTCAACCATCATACTACACTAGCTTTGATGACACTCACATCGTCATGGATTCTTACAAATCCACTGTTGACTCTGTGTTGCAGAACAGCAAAACCAGAGCCTTTGGTTACATCTATCCGACATTTACTATTGACGATGATTTCCAGCCTGACTTGGATGACACTATGCTTCCATACCTATTGGCTGAAGCTAAATCAACTTGCTTCTCTTTGTTTAAGTCTGGTTCAGATCCTAAGATCGAACAGTCTGCTCGTCGTTTAAAGTCATTCGTACAGAATGATATGTACAAAACAAAGAAAGCTAACATAAGACCTCATTACGGGAGAAATTAATGGTCGAGTTTATAGAAGACACTGTTAACCAACGGTGTGTTTGTAAGACAGACAAACTTGCTACAGACATCATAATACAAAAAACCAACGATGGTTTTATCTTCTTTGAGATTAAATTTGAAAAGGGTATTCTACCTGAAGAATTAAAAGGCAGGTACTCAGGAATACCAGCAGCTAAGAAAGCTGTAGGAAGTTATCTAAATAAGAAGAAGATGTCTAAGACAGCCCGTCGAAACTACTTCACAGAAGCCAGAGAAGAACGGAAGAAAAAAGATGCCGCAAAGAATAAGTCAAAAGGTAGTGAACACGTTCATCAAGGGTCTGATAACTGAGGCTGGTGAACTAACATTCCCCGAAGATGCATCCATTGACGAACTGAACTGTCTCTTAGAGAGGGATGGTTCTCGCCGCCGTAGACTGGCAGTAGAGTTAGAGACAAGCAGTGTTAACTCTACATTCATAATCAATAACTCTTTTGTATTCACCACTGGTCGGTGGAAGAATGCGGCTGGTGTAGCTGGGTTAGACTTTGTTGTTGTACAACAAGGTACTCGTTTACGTTTCTACAACACAGCAGCAGAGCCATACTCAGGTAATCAGGAAAGCTTCTCTGTTAACCTTGTATCCTATGAGTTTGCAGGCAGTATAGGTGCTGGACTAGCTAAGGTCCAGATGGATACGATCAACGGTAATCTTGTTGTAAGTTCTGAAGCTATTGAACCTATTTATATTACCTATGATGCAGATGCTAACACCATCTCAACAACTCAAATCTCACCTCGTGTAAGAGACTTTGAATGGCAGGGTACTACAACAAACTACACAGATGGTGCTTCTTCTCCGGGTAAGAAACGTAAGTATGATACAGCTAACTCAGGTTGGTCTGGTGAGAAAGGTGAGGCTGCTCTAACAGATTACCTAGCTTACGACAGTGATGGTGATGGAACTGCAGATAACGAATACCCACCCCTCACACATCCTTGGTACTCAGGTAAAGATGCTGATGGTGACTTCGATCCTGAAGAGTGGGAAAAAGTATTTACTGGATCTACCCTCACAGGTAACGGTAGCTTTATCCTAGACTTCTTTTCCAAGAACCGTAGTGCAGCCTCTGGTATCTCTGGTATTACAACAGAACTAGAGACAAGTAGATTTAAAGCAGTTGCAGCTTTTTCTGGTCGTGTGTTCTATGCAGGGTTGACAAGTTCAAAGAATGCTGGTAAAATACTTTTCAGTAAATACTTAGATAACATTACAGAAGTTGATAGGTGTTATCAACAGAATGATCCTACCTCTGAAGAGATTAGTGATCTTCTTGCTTCTGATGGTGGTGTTATATCAATACCAGAAGCTATGAACATTCAGAAGCTTCATGTGTATGGAAGTTCTATCTTTGTATTTGCTGAGAATGGTGTATGGCAAGTTAGTGGTGTTGATAATGTTTTCAAAGCTACTGAGTATTCCATCTCAAGGGTATCACAGATTGGTCTGACTAACCCACAGGCATTTGTAAGTGTTGAAGGTGTACCTCTCTGGTGGTCTAAACATGGAATACATACGTTAGGTTTTGATCAGGTATCAGGTAGAGCACAGGAACAAAACTTATCTATCGGTTCTATCCAGACTTTCTTTGAGGCTATCGACGGTAATGCTAGACGGGAATGTACTGCAGTATACGATCAGACAAACAAAAGAGTACACTGGTTCTACCCTAGTAACGGTGAGACAGTAGCCAACAAGAAAAATAAAGTATTAACTCTTGATGTTACGTTGCAGTCTTTCTACCCTTGGACAGTATCGGACAGTGCTGCAAGTCCAGACTATATCATGGGAGCAGAATACTACCCCGGCTTTGGTTCTAACTTTGTAAACAACGATGTTCTTACATTTGATGGTGATGATGTTATAACCAGTGCAGGAGATGATGTTGTCATCTCAACACAGACAGAACTATCACAGGCTGATGCAGCTATCGTTCTTATGGTTTACGATGGTGCAACAGGTAAGATGACAATGGGTTTGTTCTCAGGAACAACCTTCCTAGATTGGGGTGATTCTAACTATAGTTCATATGCCGAAGCTGGCTATGACTTTATGGGAGACTTAATCCTCAAGAAGAATGCCCCGTATATACAAGTGTATCTACGTCCAACTGAAACAGGATACTCTGGTACTGATGAAACTGGATATACACCTGTAAGGGAATCATCATTACTTGTCTCATCTTATTGGGACTTCCGTACTAACACTTCATCTTCGCCACAACAGGCTTATCGTTTAAAATACACACCTGTTGTAAATGAATCTGACTTAGGCACTTGGGACTATCCTGAGAAGGTCGTAACCACACGATTAAAAATGAGAGGGCATGGCCGTAGTATGAGGCTCAGGTTCGAGAGTGAACAGGGTAAAGACTTCGTACTACTAGGCTTTGGAATAATTAATGCAGTCAACCAACGGTTTTAATTATAGTAGAGAAGACTTTTATAAAGTAAAAGAAGAAGTGGATGAACTCTTCTACAAACATTGGGAAGAGATAGCTTTAAACAAAGATAAGATTAAACTAAACCCTGATTGGTCTTTCTATGAAGCTTTATATACATCAGGCAACTTAGGTGTCTATACAGTTCGTAAGGATGAACAGCTTGTAGGTTACTTTATCGTTGTTGCTAGACCTCATCCACATTATAAAGACCATCTCTTTGCAGTTAACGACATTATCTATATCGATCCAAAGTATCGTAAAGGTTTGGTAGGCTTTAAACTAATAAAGTTTGTTGAACAAGACTTAAAGAAAATGGGTGTATCTGTTATTGCAGTAAACACTAAAGTACATAAGCCATTCGATGCAGTCCTTGAAAGACTTGGTTTCGAGAACACAGAACGGCTTTATACTAAATACATAGGAGAATAACATGGCGGTTGTAGGTGCTATTGCCTCAGTGGTAGGAACAGTCTCTTCAATATCTGCACAACAAAAGGCAGCTAGTGCACAGAGAAAAGCTGCTGCTGTTCAGCAGAGACAACAACAATTACAGACTAGACGTTCTCAACGGGCAGCTATTCGTCAATCACAGTTACAAAGAGCACAGGCTTTAACAACAGCAGGTGCTTTAGGTGTTACTGGTGGGTCTGCCTTAGGCGGTGGATTGTCTTCTTTGTCTTCTCAACTTGGTGCTACTCAAGGCTTTGCAGGTCAGATGTCTGGACTATCTGGACAGATCACTGCTTTAGGTCAGAGGGCAACAACCTTTGGTACACAAGCACAAACAGGTCAAGCTATAGCAGGTCTTGGTGGTCAAATCTTCCAAGCTGGTGGAGGTTTTAAGGCACTTGGAATCGGTGCAGGGCCAACCCCACCAACAGCTAGTCAACTACTAACGGGTGTTCAGTAATGGCTAACTCTCTTCCTTTAGGTTACAACATTAGTTTCGAATCATTAGATGAACAATTTGGTATGGTTGAAAAACGTACCGACAGAACAGAGGATATTGTTGCAGTAACCGGGGAAGAGTTAGATACTGAGGCGGCTAAGACTAAAGTACGTCAATCAGAAACAGACCCGTACTACAAAGTATTCCAGCAAGGTTATGAGCAGGGTAAGACTGTTGACCAACTAACTCTCGAAGCTTCTGACATTGGTGAGAAGAACAATGAGTTTAACAGCAACCCAGACTTTATCTCTGAACAGGCTCTAGCTGTAAATAACTACGACTACTCTGCAGCAGATGCTCGTGTAGCTACGAACTATCAGATTGCTCATGAGATCTTGAGTGATCGTAAGTTTGAGGTTGCAGCAACTAAGTCTCCTTTCCAACGGACGATGAATACTATTGATCGTTTCCTACGGGAAGTATCTCCTATCGGTACTATCGAAGTCTTGACTAATAAGACTGAGAGACAAAGTAGAGAGATCCTTACGGCTGCTGCAACAAAGACTGCCCCTGAGTTCAGAGCTTGGTTTGAAGCATATGCTGATGAAGTAGGTCAAGAAGGTATCTTTGCCCAAGACACTCTTGGTGCTCTGGAAGCTCTGACAGCAGAAACAATATCTGCAGGTTACGATCCAAACAAAGGTATCAATCAGGCTCTTGTTGCCCTAGATCTTATCGGTGCTGGTGAGTTACTGGCAATCGGTGTTAAGGCTGGTGTCAAGACTGCCATGAAGTCTTCTACTGCTATTGGTAGAGTAGGGGCCATCAGAGGCTCTGAGGCTGCGTCTGAGTCGGCAGAGAAAGTTTTGGCTGTTACCCCTGACCCAGAAGTTTTGGGTAACGTAGCACCCTCTAATCTTGATCTAGCACCACAACCTGTACGTCCCTCTGCTGCCAAGTTCACAGAGAAGTTTGCAGAGAACGAGATTATCAAAGGCATTGACGATCTGTATCAGAAGGGTACGTTTGGTCGTATTGCAGATCCACGATCAATTAAGGTTGCTGGTAAGAACATTGCCAACAAGTATCGTAAGAATGTTAGTAACCCAGTCTTTGACTACAGAATAGTTGATGAAGGATTGGGTAACTTCGTTACAACCATTCGTTTCGGTAAAGCTTCTGATGGTTCTGTTTACAAACCACTAGCAGATGGATCAGCCCCACAGGGTATCAAGGATCTAGCTGCAGAGATTGGTGAGAAAGTAGAGAGTGCTCGTGTAGCTCCTGTTGATGTCAATGATCTGTCTAAAGGATATGTCATTGAGGTGGCAGAACGTATTAACTTGTCAGGTATGCCTAAGGCATTTGATGAGGGCTTAGGTCTTGAGGCAGGTATCATTCGGGATACTGTCGGCAAGGTTATGAACAACTCAGTGATGGGTTCTTCTGCTGCTAGGGATGTTGACCGACTGACACGTATAGCTCAGATGAGTGAGTCTGGTCGTGCTGCTGTCAAAGAACTTGTTGATCCGTACACTAGGTCACTACAACGTCTTAACGCCCAAGAGAGATACACACTTCAATCTGTCTACACACAACTACGTGATGGTGTTGATTCTAAGCTTCGTGTTCGTTACACAGAAGGTGAGTTTGCTGTTAAGTATCAACAGATGCATCCTCGTGGTCTAGCTCCTAGTGAGAAAGCTAAAGAAGCCTACAACGCATTAGCTGCTGTTGAAGAAGCAGACTACTTGCTCAAGACTTCTACAATGCTCAACAGATACATTGAGAAGGGTTATCGTAACTCAGTAGAAGTGTTCGATGGTTACTATGCTCCTGCTAAAAAGGTCAACATTGCTGACGTACCTGATGATGCCAAGCTAGTCGATGGTGAGTTCGGCGGTAAGATCCGTAAGCAAGACTTAGAAACTACAGAGATACCGATCTGGAAGATAGACAAACCTACGGCTGATGGTCAAGAGTATGTTGTCAAGCCTAAACAGGTTCGTATCATTGAGCCAACAGATGTTATGGGTTACAACCCCGGTGGTTCCAGATCTAACCCTAACCTTAATTACTTCGTTGTGTTGGGTGACAAACGTCTTAAAGCTTTGATGGGTACATTCTCTGAGAAGCAAGCTCGTACTGCTGTTGAGCAGTTGGGTCGTATTCAACGTGCTATCGTTGATGGTGACAACAACATAGATGAGTTGATTAGAGCTAACAACGAATGGAATCCCAGCATTCAAAGCTTCGATGATCTGCAGGAATTAGCTACCAATGAAGGTTGGGATCTAACTCGTGGTAACATTGCCTACCGTGGACGTAACGATGACATCTTGTCAGGTGATGTAGATGGATCTGATGTCTTCACTGGCATGAAGATGGAAGACTATATCGGTGCTGACATGCGCCGTAATGATGATGTGCTTATGGACTTCGGCGGTGGTAGAGCCTACAACGAAGATCCTATCAACTCTGTCTTAGCACAGATGGGTAACTCTATCTTTACTTACAGCAACAGAGCTTATGCTCAGAATGCTATGGTTGGCTGGGTTAAGAGAGCACAAGAGAAGGGACGTAACTGGTTCCCAGATGGTGTCTCACCCACAGACTATGAGACTTTGTTCCGTACTGCTAACATCTCTGGTACAGATGAGTTTGCCAATCGTATGTCTGAACTACGTGACATTACCATGCGTAGGTTGAACATGAAGGATGAGGCTTCTACCTTCATGGAACGTCAAGGTCAGGCTGTTGCAGAATATATCTTCGACAAGACAGGCAAGCAACTAAACCTTGGTGATCCATCTAACGGCTTGTTGAAGATTGGTTTCCAGTCTGCCTTTGGTTTTGGTAACATTTCTCAATTTATGATGCAGTCTTTCCATGCCACAACAATTATGGCTATCAGCCCTGTACACGGCTTCAAGGGTGCTGCCCTGACAATCCCCATGCGTGGTGCCTTACGAGCCACTACACCTGAGCTACAACAGCTTGCACTACAACGTGTGGCTAAAGCTGCAGGTATCTCTGAGAAAGATGCAGGAGAGTTGATTGAGTTCATCAAAACCTCTGGTCGTTCTGTTGTAGATGGTGATGCTATCGAAGATGGTACAGGAGTTGGCTTTGGTATCTCTGGTTGGAATGGAGAGAACATGAAGTATTCTGCCCTCATGGGTTCAGGGTACAATGTACGGAAGCTGACAACAAAAGGTTTGGATCTAGGTCTTATGCCATTTAAACAGGGTGAACGTCTCGCCCGTCTAACTGGTATTAACACTGCATTCTTTGAGTTCAAAGCTAAATTCCCTAAAGTATCTGCATTATCTGATGAAGCTAGACTTTGGATTACTCGTCGTGAGCAGGATCTGACATTCAACATGTCATCTCTGTCTCGTGGTAAGATCCAAGCTGGCTTCATGAAAGTACCCACACAGTGGTTGTCCTACACTCTACGGTCTATGGAAAGTATCTTTGTTGGCCGTAACTTCTCTAAAGCAGAAAGAGCTAGATTGTTTGTAGCTTTAGCTCCTATGTATGGTCTAACAGGTTTTGGTCTTACAAATGCAGCAGACTATGTTGGAGAAAAGTTAGGCATTGCACCAGATAGTGACTTGTATATCACAATGAAATATGGTATGCTTGACGGATTAGTTGCTACTCTAGGTGGTGATGTAGAGATTGGTTTAGGTCAACGTCTTGCTCCTGTAAACGCCATCACAGATACATACAAGAAGATATTCCAAGAAGAAACAATCACTGCTCTTGGTGGTCCTTCTGGTGAGATTGCAGGGGGTGTGTTCTCTGCAGCATGGGGTGCCATCACTGCCCTCGTACATGGGCAGACAGCTACACTTACTGAGGAAAGCATTAAGCTTCTACGTCAACCCTCAGGTCTGGACAACATAGCTAAAGCCTATGGCATCTTTAACAACGGTGTGTATCGAAGTAAGAATGGTATTGAGCTAGAAAGTGAAATGACTATCGGAGATGGTATTGTTGCCCTAACTGGTTTCACACCTCTTGAAGTAGTCGAGAACTACACCCGCCTGAATAAGATCTACACCAGTGGTAAGAAGTTCTCTACTTTCCGTAAGGAAGTCAACAGAGATGCAGAACGTATCTTTACCTTGATGGAGGGTGATCGTGGTGATGTTGACCTAGCTATCCAGTTGATGACTGAGTTGCATGAACGTATAGCCTTCTCTGGTTTCTCTGCTTCTCAAATGGCAAGTCTTCGTAAATCTACAGGTACTTCACTTGAGAAGAGTTGGCAGAAAATACAAAACAATCTAATCGAACAAGACAAGTTGTATGCTTTACAAGCAGCAAGATCTATCCTGAAAGGTACTGAATAATGGCTGATCTCTTTGCCCCAAAACTACAGGCTGAAGTAGCTTATGAACGTCCTATACAACCCGTAGAAACTCCATCTGCTATAGGTGCCTTAGCTGGCCTTGGTGAGTTCTTTGTATCTCAGTATGGCAGAGAGCAAGCTGGTGGTGGGTCTAAACGAGCTACTTCTATTGATCCTAACCTTGCAGTATTCCAGCAGGGATTAGAACGTATCGAAGCTATCCGGGATCAAAAGGGAGAGAGTGCTGCTCTTATTGCAGAACGTCAACTTGCCAAGAACTTTGCTACAGCAGGTATTGAGTTTGATACAGACTTCCAATCTGTTTATACAACAACAACTGGTCGGCAATGGGCTGGTTATGGAAGAGATCCAGAAGCATTCATGATGGAGAATGCACTACAGGATTCTGATGTGCAAGCATCCTTTATAGCCTCTTATGCTGTACTTCCAGAAGATGCTACAGATGACCAACGGATTGAGTATGCTATCGGCCAGAAGGCTACTGTTCAGGCTGCAGCAGATGTTATTGCTCGTTCTAAAGCAGAGGCTGGATACAAGTGGTCAGTGCAAACTGAGGCTGCATATGCAGAGGCTGTTGATACTTTTGTAAACGTAGGTATGGGTGGTCTAGTTCAAACCACACAGTCTGGTCAAAGAGTAGGCCCACAAAGTATTGCTAACCTACAAGCTCAATGGGCACAATACAAAGTACAGTTGTCTCGTCCTACTGCAATAACTGATGATCAGTGGAAAGCTACACAAGCTAAGATCACCAATGTAGACAATATGTTTACAATGCTGACTAAAGCTTCAAGTTCTGATGTATTGTTTGAAGAAATTACAACAGCATTCTCTGATGCTCTACTCGCAGAAGGTGGTGGTTCTACTCAATCTATCCTTGCTGCAGCATCTGCAATCAAAGACCCGACATCTCTGATGAGCTTGATGGGTGCCGATGCACAAACATTTATAATGGATGTTAGCAAGAGTATTAATCTTGACATTGCACAACCTCAACTCTTCGGCCATATCCTTGAGCAGAATGAAGTACCATTAGGCGGTGCAATAGAGGGTGATGCAACCATCCAGAGTTTACCACCAGAAGTAGAAGCTAAGATTTCTGGTCTATCCCCACAAGAACACTTCGATGCACTGAAGGCATCAGGTAAACTAACTAGCTTGACCGACAACAACTCTTTACAACGTCCAGAAGGACGTCAACAGTTTGTAGAGAATGCTGCAAGTATTGGTGCAGTTATGATGTCAATGGAAAATGATGAGTTCTTATCATCTTCGTTCCTACGTCAGCTTGTTGCCAACCCTAACTTCATCCAGAACATTAGCAATTTAGACGGTGTAGATCCTGAAGGTGCTGCTGTTGCCCGTACTTATGTACGCAGTGGCTTGAATACAGAACTGGTACGTCAGGAACGTAACCTTGCTTCTATCGAAGGTAATAGCCTAGCATCTTGGAATGGGAATAACTACGATCTTGACATGGAAGCTCTATCTCAACGTGCTTCTGGCATCCGTATCCAAGAGTTCACCAGATCTTTAGACAGATACTACGGAGGTGACTTAGCTGTAGCAGTTGAAGATGGTTTCAAACGTATGACAGACGTTACGGACGTAGTTCAAGTAGCTGGTCTATACAATCTTGAACAAGCTCTTGATCGTCGTACTTCTATCGGAGTTATTAACGAAACTCTGAATGCTCTGTCAACAGATGAAGAAGTCTCTGCAATTGTGAGAGATGTGCAAGAGGCTGTTGTACCACCTGCAGTAGAAGGAATTAATGTACCAGAAGATGTACGAATAGATGCACCATTCCTTAATGAAGTTAATCGGGTGGCTGAAGGTATTCCGGGTATTGACTCAACAGATCTACTACGGATCATAGGGTTTGAGACTATCGGATCATTCTCTCCAAGTGAGAAGTCTAGGACATCCTCTGCAACAGGCTTGATCCAGTTCTTAGAAAGCACAGCAGAGGGTCTGGGTACAACAACATCAGAACTAGCTGCAATGTCTCGTGAGGAACAGATGAAGTTTGTAGAAGCTTACCTGAAGCCTTACAAAAACAGAATTAAAAACTTCGGTGATCTGTACATGGCTATCCACTACCCTAGAGGCATAGGTAAAGACGATGACTATGTTCTATACCGTAGAGGTTCTGATGCTTACGATGCTAACAAAAGCTTAGATATTAGTAAAGATGGTACAGTTACACGTAGAGAAGCTATCGCAAGAGCTAGTTCCTTTGGTGTACCTCAGGATCAAATAGCTGTGGAACCTGTATCAAGTGCTCCAATGGAATCTCTACGCCCGATGGCTAGACCAACAGGGGAATAAGATGTGGCTATTCAACCTGATTGTTGGCTCACGAGTACAACGCCTTGTGGCAGGTGCCTTAGGTGTCTTAGTGGTGCTCTTTGGGGCGATTCAGTTTGGACGCCAGAAAGAGAAGACGAAGCAGAAGGTGCAGAACCTAAAGGCTTACAAAGAAACGAGAGAGAAGATTGATGAAGTTGAAGTTAACACTGATAGGGATGCTGCTCTTGACAGGTTGCGGGACAACGATCAACTCCGTTGATGCTGTTTGTAGCATACCCCTGCCAACTGTATCACGGGATGATACAACACAAACTATCCTAGAGGTAGACAACTTCTCTGCTAAGTGGAGGGCAGCTTGTAATGGCTAAACTAGATAAGTCAAAGATGAAGTGCAACAAGCCTAAGAGCACTCCTAATCACCCTAAGAAGTCTCATGTTGTCAAAGCATGTGAAGGTGGTAAGGAAAAGATCATTAGGTTTGGACAACAAGGTGTGAAGGGTAGCCCTGCTGGGTCAGCCCGGAACAAAGCATTCAAAGCCCGTCATGCTAAGAACATCAAGAAGGGTAAGATGAGTGCAGCCTATTGGGCTAACAAAGTCAAATGGTAAACAACACACTTATATCCTACTTCCCTCTACCCAACATGCCATTTCAGACACATACCAATGTAGTCTTTGAGAATGGTAGGGGTGAAGAGCCATTGAAGAAGAAAGCTAAAGAACTCAGTCCTGCAGAGATAGTCCAGAAAATAGAAATGAATAAACCCTATGCTTACGGCCCTGACTACACTAAGCTTAGACAACCAACTGGTCAGATAGTTAATTTCGTTATTGCCTGAGGTAAGTTAGATGGACCCGATTAGTATTGCACTAGCAAGTTTCAGTGCTGTGAAGGCTGGTGTGGCAGCAGGTAAAGAGATAACCTCACTGGCTAAGGACTTAGGAAGTCTCTTCGATGCTATTGATGAGGTTAAAGGGGACCACGAGAAGAAGAGAAGTAGTATCTTTTCATCTGCGAATGAGGAAGCTTTAGATACCTTTGTTGCTCGGAAGCAAGCAGAGGATCTTGAGAACCAACTAAGAGAGATTATCATAGCCACTAGAGGTTACTCAGCTTACCAAGAATTGTTAAACCTTAGGAAAGATATACGGGTTAAACGTAAGAAAGAACTGGAAGATAAGAGAAAACGATCTGAAGAGTTCTGGGAATCTATGTTGTTGTGGGGTTTGATATTCATTGTAACCATCATCACTTGTGGTCTTGGTTTACTAGCACTTCTCTACTACATGGATAGATTATAAAACTAAGAAAGGTTAATCTAATGAAAGCACCACGTACACCAAAGATTAAAAAAGACCCTAAATCTCCTGCAGGATTAGGTGGTCAAAAGTTATTCCAACTTCCTTACAAACGTAAGATTTCACAAAGTCTTGGGAAAACAACTCCCGTTGGCCCCCCGGTACCTGCTCGTCAAATGCCTTTTAGTAAGTATGAAACCCAAAAGAAAACTATTAAGAGCTTTAAGGGGAAGTAAGATGGCTGGACCTACACCAACTAAACCTGCTCTATGGTCAAGAGCTAAGTCAGAGGCAAAGAAGAAGTTCAAAGTCTACCCATCAGCTTATGCTAATGCTTGGGCATCCAAGTGGTATAAGTCTAAAGGTGGTGGCTGGCGGGGCAAAGACAACAGGGTGAAGAAGTAATGGCTAAGGGTGGTCTAGGTAAATGGTTCGGTGAGCAATGGGTCGATGTCAAGACAGGTAAGCCCTGTGGCAGATCCAAGGGTGAGAAACGGGGATACCCTGCTTGCAGACCCAAGGCGGTAGCAGGTAGCATCAGTAAGAAGGAAGCTGCCAAAAAGAAAGGACCGAAGAGAGTATCTTGGTCCACAACAGCATCAGGTAAGAAAAGGAAGGGGAGCCGTTAAGCTCCTCTTTTTTTTATGTAGACTCACCCCAATCATAACAAGAGTAGTCTACAACAAGCCACCCTCGTTCTTCGATAAGTGTGATGCCAATCCCTAAGCTCTGTTGACATTCTGCATTTGTCTTGTACATCTCTGGGCCAGTAAATGTTTTACAGACAGAGCCATCTGTAAGACAGGCTAATACTAAAGCTGCTATCATTAGTTCTCTCCTTCCATTTCAAGTATAAGTCTATTCAAGTACCATTGTGCTTTCTTCAAGTCCTCAACAGGCTTTCCCTTATACCTGTAACGATGGAGATACTTCTTAGTATTACCTTCCAAGTATCCCAAGAACATCATCGCATCCATGTTGTCCTTCATATAGTCTATGCATTCTATCTGTCCATCACCGTAGTGTGCTGGTCTATTTACAACATCAGTCATAGGTTCTCCTTCATAAATACTTTAACCCATTGAGCACATATGTCTGACCGTACAATGTCTTCTACACCAAACTCAATAATAGGAACAGGTAGCATATGCTTCTTAGCTAGGTGAATAACTTTAGACAGGCCATCAGCTTCCTTCAAGTCTGACTGTTGTACGTCACCGTTAAGAACGATTGTACTATTTTCTCCCACCCTTGTCAACAACATTTTAAGTTCATGTGTTGTTATGTTCTGTGTCTCGTCTACAATTATAAAAGCATCATCGAAGCTACGGCCCCGCATAAGAGCAAGAGGTGCCATTTCAATGTTACCATTCTTGATTGCTGTTTCAACTGCTCCTTTTCCAAGGTGCTTCTCCAATACATCTAATACGGGCAATGCCCAAGGCATAGTCTTCTCAGTCAAGTCACCCTTGAGGAACCCTAGCTCTTTACCTACGGCAACGTGAGGTCTTGTGATGACGATTTTATCAACTTCTTTCGTCGTGTAGAGGTCGGCAGCAATAGTAGCAGTGACATACGTTTTGCCAGTCCCCGCAGGACCAAGGACAAAGATTTGGGTGAAGTCTTTGAGGGCATCTATAAACTCTTTCTGTTTTTGTGTACGAGGAAGCAGCCCAGAAGTTTTCTTCTGAGCCGCCCCTTTATAGTTAGTCTTACGTCGAGTACGTTTAGGTTCTTGTTGTACCATTAGATGTCTATTAACTCTGCTGCAGTGTATGGAATGTGAAAGAACTTCTCACCTTTGGTGATATATCTACCCTTAGCTTCCTTGAGGTTGTCCTCAGTCAGTAGGGTATCCTTGATTCTCCACACCTGCTTCATGTCATTACGAAAGATGTAGAAGTTTAGTACACCCTTCTGCTTCTGGTACATCTTAACAAGCCTACCCTTACGTTCAGGGATACGGATCTCTGCCCAATGGGTAGGCCAATCTTCTTTCCAAGCTACCTTAACTTCAGCTTCATTGAAGTATGTGTAGTCCTTCTTCTTTGTCACCACATCTACGTTGTAGTTCTCTTCTGTGTTGACGATGGTATGCCCCTTCTTCTTGAGAAGGGACACCAGAGTTTCTTTAGCCTTAGCATCGTAAGCTTCATACAAGGCTCTGTTGAATGGTCGTTTGATCATGTTGCGAAGATTTCTAGCAAGGCAATTACAGTAACGACTACTGCGTATACTTCTATTCCTGTCATGTTAACTCCTTATGTTAGATCTACGATTTCACAAACATCACCTGAACAAGCCATCGTCTGCATGGCTACGGTGTTGTCTTCTTGTTCATACTCTGAAAGCTTTGACCAGTCAATAGCATCTGGCATACAGGACAACAGAGTTTCATAGTCATGCTTACCTACATCTTGGTATGGTGCTTGTTGGTAAGTATGTTCGTTGAATGGAAGAAATGATACACCACTCATCTCATCAAAGTATTTGTACACAAAGGCACCCACCTCGAACCATTCATCCTTCTTGACGTTGATAGTCACACTAGGTTTGTGTTCACACCAATGACGTTGATAGGCTAACCACATCTCTAACTGTTCGATAGCAGTAAGATCAGTAGTAACTAAAGCACCCTTGGGAGACTTCACTGGGAAACTGAATACAACAGTCTGGTCTGGTTTAATGACACAAGGAGCACTTGGTACACCCTGATCCTTCATGAACTGTGTCAAGGGATCTTTAACGTCACCACGGACAGTACGGATATAATGGGGACTGTGGCGAGCATGTATGCCACTGGCACTATCCACCAACTGACTGACCGTCCCTGACGGTTTGACGCATGTAATAGCAGCAGCAACAGGTATACCAAGGCGGTCAGCCCATTCAGCATTAGTATCAACAGCCACGGAACGTAAGTGCTCAAGTGTCTTCTCCAAGCCTTTGTTCTTTGTTGTCATCAAGGGATTGTCTGTTATCCCTGTGAGTGACACACCGAGCAGGCGTTCTGCTTCTGTGTTGGTAGTCCACACCTTTCGCAGATACGGAAACTTGGTGAAGGTTGATTGGATTGTTCCCAGAATAGTTGCCAGACGGACCTTACGTTCCAGATCTTCCACACTATCCGTAGCACGGACAACAACTTCCGTAAGATTACAGAACTGATTAGGACGCAAGATGATTTCACTGCATGGGTTAGTCCCAAACTCATAGTCAGTATCCCGCCGCCCATTCTTTGCAGCTTGGACTTTACTTGCTTGACGATTGAATACGCCACGTTCACCACTCCCACTTTCTACTAAGGCCATCCACTCTCGCATGAATGAGACAGCATCTGGTTTTTCTGTGTAGCTCACAGAGTTATTAGCTAAGGCACGTTGAGGTTCATTCTCCCACCACTTGCCTGACTTAGCATGACGCATACGATCATCACTTAGGTTAGATAGACTGATCATTGCTGATCGACGTACACCACCTACAACAACAACCTCACCGATCTTACACATGATGTCATGGCATTCGATTGAAGATAGTTTACGTCCCTGTGCATCCTTGAAAGCCTTGACAACAAAGTTAAACAAGTCTATCAGAGGTGCAGGTCCAGAGGCCCGGCCACCGAATACTTTTAGCTTGGCACCTGCTGGACGAACACGAGTTGTGTCCCACTTAGCAATCTCACCACTGTACAGGAGTGCAATCAATTGACGGAGAGCCTTAGCCCAACCTTCCTTGCTATCCTTTACGACTATAACAGTCTCACTATCGAACAACGTAGGGATCTCTGGAAGCTTTTGAACGAACTGCCTCTCGACACTGAAGCCAACGCCAGTACCACACAACAAGATGAACATAGCCTCATCGAAGGACTTAGGGTCATCTACGGGTAGGTAACTACAGTTGTAACCTGCTGTGTTGTCACGATCTAAGGCTGGGCCAGCAGTCATCATGGCCCTCATAGAAGGCATGACAGATAGGTCTAGGATAGCTTCCTCAAGCTCAGAGGCAATAGCAATGGTGTCAATGTCTAAGGCACGACGAACAACATTGTCCATGTACCTCTTAACTGTTTCACCCCAATTCTCTCTACGTCCTTCGTCCTCAAGCCAACGGGCATAACGAGAAGTATGGATAAAAGATTGGTAGTCTGTTGGTAGGTAGTTATTCGCCATAAGTATTTCTTCCTCGTGCCCGCATTGTTAAGTCTTCTTGTAACCAAACTAATCTATCAATATCTGTCCTAGATATTCCAATGTCATTTAGTTCTTTGTCTGTCAGTTGGTTTAGTTGTTTGATTGTCTCACGGTGTTGTCGCCATGTCCGTAGATAATTCCAGTATCGCCAGATCCATCTCATCGTTTGTCACCTGATCCCCGTAGTGTGCCACGTTTTACACGTCCGTCTAATTTCTCCATGTTCAATTCCATGACAGACTTGAGTGTACCACCGTAGATATTAGCCAATGCTGTAGTGTAGAACAACACATCCCCTAGCTCGTGCAGCAGTTCTTCATTGCTGTAACGGGCCTTGTCACGTAACATCTTCTTGACTTTCTCTGCTACTTCCCCAGCTTCGCCCACCAATCCAAGGGTGTTCTCAAAGATACGATCATTACCTTTGGTCATAATCTTACCTTCTACCCAATCAGAGTACATGTCCAAGTATTCTTTATATTCTTTAAAGCTCATCATTCTTCCATCTCTTTCCAATATTGCATCTCTGCATCTGTGTTAAAGTAATCTTCAAAGCTTATCATTCTTTCTTCTATTAAGAACTTAATGACAAACTCTTCGGTGATCTCGTTGTCTTCTAGTAGATAGGCTAATCCATAGTTCTCTACCAATGCCCGTAACTTACTCTCAAAATCAAACATCGAACTCTATCTCTATGGGATCTATTGTTGAAGAAAGTTTCTTGATGTCTTCGTAAGCTTCATCGAAACTTTCGTAGATGATTTCCTCGTGTGCCGTATAGCCGTTAGGATATTCAACAAGACACAAATTATAACACATTGTCTCTTCCATTTCAAATGGTCCTTCGACTATTCTATGTATCTTTAGTATCATCGATCATCCCCATAAAGTATTCAAAGTCTATGACTGCCAGAGGTTTCTTTCTGTTTTCTTTTATAACCACTAGAGGCATTGCAGTTGTAGGACAATTACTTTGTGCTTGCTCCAAGTATCTAAACACTGCCATACTCTTTAGTGACTTACATTCAACACTGTACGGAAACAAAAGTCTAGCCTTCTTTGACAGCTTTATATCCTCACCAGTCTCACCCATGATAGCAGAACGGATGTCAGTGTCAAGCTCTAATTCAGGGAAGGACTGCAAGATCCTATCCCTTACTAGGTTCTGCAGCCTACGTCCCTTATCCTTTGCACTTCTAACTTTCATTCTGCACCTCGTACACTTGGGGTGTGTTGACAACATCCACCAGATGGAGAGGGCCATTGGCGTAGAGAAAGGTACGAACCTCAGGCCAGCATAGCTTACGGAACTCACAGTAGCTACAGGAAACATCAAGGCGTGTGTTGGGTGATGTCTTGCTTTGAGGTACAGGTGGGATACGTTCTTCTGGGATCTCCCCTTTGACCATGGCCTTAGCTGCTTCCATCTCTTCTTCTTTGGTCTTCAACTCTTCTTCGAAGTCATAGACATCTAAGCAGATGTGTCCGTTAACTTTATCAATAACAAGGAATGCACCTGCAGTTTTGTTAGTGACAAGAGGATCATCCTTACCTGCATAGACATAGGAAGATAGCTGTGAGATGTAACCGAAGGGATCGTCATCCCGAAGTGTACCATCTTTAAACTTCTTGAAGGCGTATGGACTGGCTGACTTAACATCCACTGTCATACCGTCGATCACTGCGTCACGATGTCCTTTGATACCGTGTACGTTTAGCTTGCCCTGTAGCCCCTTTACATCATGACCAGCAGCCATAGCTACCGTCAAGGCAAGCTCTTCAATCATGTCCCCGAAGAAGAACTTCAAGAGTGTGTTAGCACCCAGAGGCTCTGCTTCGGTAGACTTGTTGACCTTGTACCAAAGCTTACGTCTACAGGCTGTACCGACAGAGGACAGGGAGAGGTATCCTCTGGGTTCCTGTGGTTTGCTAAACCTTTGGTTCGCAGTCAATGCAATACCATTACCAAGGAGACTGCCTGAGGTACCATCCCAGCCACCTTCACCCCGGATCACTTCATACATATCATCTACGAGTGTCGTTATCTGTTTCATCTAGTATTCCTAACTTCTTTGCTATGTTTATGATGCTTATTATAGACCAACCAGCTAACTCGTCAAGCTCTTCTTCAATGATGTAGAGTTTCCAAGCTAAGTATAGGCTGATAACTAGATTGATAAGTAGTATTGCATTTGTTGTATCTATCATTTGTTTTGCATATGCAATCTAAAGGCACCCTCTGGTGACTGAAGGGATGCCATAAGATCCATCATCTGTTGGTAGGACATGTAAATTATCTGATGTTCTTGCATAGCCTCATCGAATTGTCTGAGGTAGACAGTACCATCCTCTGCAATCACCAACTCAACATCCTCAAACTTGTTGTTATCATCTAAGGTTGTGACAACAGATGCATCAGATTCAAACTCTACAGTGTACATCACTCTTCCCTTAAACAAAAATCACAGAAGTCTTCTTTGGCAGGTCCACCACAGCTTACACATTTCTTTAGTTTCTTAGTCATTACTAACTCCTATACATGGTAGTAAGATCGATAGCTTGCAGTACTTTGGATACTCATCGTATGTCATTGCTATTAGTACGGGCGGTGCAGCTATAAGTAATGCTACAATAGCTGACGCCTTGATTGCTCCGTTGATATTACCTCTCATCAGTCACTATCCCTCAATGCTTTCCAACTTACAGGAAATAATTTAATCATCATACGATCAATATCCCATGCTACCTCTGCTGTCTCTGCTTGTGTGTCGGGCTTACATCGTAGGTTACACATGTCAGCAAATGCATCCAAACTACCTGACCAGTACCACTCAGTCATCATGCTCTGGGGTAGCACCATCCGGGCTTGCTCTGGGCAGACACCAGCTTTAAGTAAACCTTCATAAGCATCTTTGCAAGCATACATAGCCCTACCAACTGGTACACTACCTCTAACTTCCACGACACCAGCAGACCCTTGCTTCTTGTCAGCACTACGTCCTCTCCATTCTTTAGGTGAGAAGAACTCAACTTCACTGTCCACATACCTACGACTAATCTCATTCCAACGTAAGAACTTATGCTTGACAAGTTGCCTAGCTACGAACACAGGTGCCTTAACGTGGAACGATGCAAAGGCATGTCCGAAGGGTGAGAGGTGCTTGTGTTTAGCTAGGTACTTGATCAACTTGGCGTCCTTTGGTTGTAGCACCTTAGCCTCACCGTTATGCACCCTTGGCATGAAGTCAGACTTCTTACCGAAGGAAACTCGTGCACTGTTGACTACCGACAAGTCAGTACCCATGTGATCAATGTAAGATGCTACAATCATTTTTAGTCTTCCAATATCTGTTTAATTTTCTTCTTCAGTTGATGTGTCTCAATCAGGAATGCTACTGTCATCCCCAATACAAAGGCAGCAATTATATTCAGGATAATGTTTTCCATTACCAACCCATCTCCTCTGCTTTCTCCTCATGCTTGATGTGCTCAAGGATTTTAAGACCAGTCAGTGTGGTACGACTATACATCTTACCATCCTGACCTTTGAAGGTGGTGATAAGGTTAGTCACCTCTGCAGTAGATCCATTGCCGATCAGACCCATCTCTTCTGTCCAAGGATTACCATCAGCATCAGTTACCTTTGGTGCTCCACCTGCTTGAGGTAAGACAGAACCATCACGACGAGTGACCTTGTGCTTACGTTCAAACTTGATAGACAGTTGACCTTCCATCAGTCGTTTCTGGTTAGGCTTCTTCTGTGACCCTGTGGCCTGAAGCTTTGTGAACTCATCCTTAGATAAGATCTGGTTCAATGTGTATGCACCTTCACATTCCACATAGGAACCTTCGTAACCATTCATGTCACGGTTGTTCTCAAAGATTCGTGCCCACTCGATGGTGCCTGTAGTTGTTACGTCTTGATATTTTGCCATGCTAATCTCCTATGCTGGCGTTTCGTGATTCGTTTGTATCTTATATTCTAGTGTGTGTCAAGCCAAGATTTACCAATATCTGTAGAACCTGCAAGGGGGCACATGATGTTTAGCTCTAAGCCTGTCCACTCAATAGAGTTACGTTGTATTTCCCCTAATCTTTCTGCTGCATCTAACGATCCTTCTACCTCTGTCTGCCATTCATCATGCGGCCATGTGACCAGCTTGAACTTAATCTTTTCTTTTGTTGCATCCTCTATCCACTTGCGGGTAGCCCACTTCATGATGGTACTTTCACCATTCTGCAACATACCTGCCAAGGTCTTATGTTCATTCGGGACAACAACCCTGCGACTGTCATACCCTCTGAAGTAGCCTCTCTCTGCAATGGCAGGAATTACTTTAGTCTTTAGTTTCTTGAGGCCAGTGATACTATCCATGAAGTTGTTAACAGCCTGACCAGCCTGACCCGTAGATGTCTTGAGGATCTGCCCGATCTTGTTAGTACCTGCACCTAGCAGGAAGGCGTAGATGAAAGTCTTAGCCATATCTCTGGTGATATGTGGTAGGCCAAGAGCCTTACGGTTTAGGTTGTGGATGTCTGTCTCGTCTTCCTTCTTACCTGTGATGATAGCATCTATGTACTCTTGGCTCTCCATCAGGTCTGCCAGTATGCGTAGCTGGATACCTTCTGCATCTGTACCCACAAGATAGTTGCCTTCTTCTACCGTCCACAATCCTCTGAATGGTCCGTCATACTTAGCCTTCACCCTCTCCACATCTGTCTTCGGTGTGCCGTGGAAGGCTGCAGGGATGTTTGCTTGGTTAGGTGCAGAGTGTGACAGCCTACCCGTCCATGCCCCAATGTGATGGAACTTACCATGTATTCTACCGTCCTTGCCTACACACTTCAACCACTCGTCAAGACTGGATCGTCTACCTTCTAGTGTCAACCACTCAGCCAATGCCTTAGCCCCTGAGGGTGCATCATCAGGTAGTGTGTTGAGATTAGTCTCATTGCACATCCACCCATACTTGGCAAACTTAGCTGACCGTGTTTGATCTGGTATCCGTTCACGTTCAAACTTTAGATACCCCTTGGTCTTGTCCACTGGTTGCCACCCTGCATCCCACAGCCTGTCGATCCTCTGTGGTGTAGATCCGGGATTGAATGGTACATACTCCATGCATACCAGATCCTCCCCATCCTTGTATGTCTTACTGTACTTGCCAAGGGCATCCGTTACATTCTTGTACAGGCTACCATCTGCCTTCATCCGATACTTGATACGGTTGACCTCGACAAGCTTAGGCGGGAAGTCGATCTGGAACTGTGCCTCTAACTCTGCCATGCGTGTTAGCACACCGCCCAGATATTCCTCTGCCATGTCCTCGTCAAACTTAAACCCATTGGTGTGCATGTCATGGCAGATGATCTGAATGTCATGCTCCATGCGTAGAGCCTTAGACCATTGCTTGTCGAAGATCATACCCTTGAATTTGTTGAACAATTTAACAGTCACCTCTACATCATTGATGCAGTAGTCTTCCATCTCTTGTGTCAAGCCACCTTCGAAGTCTTTGAAGTCACCCTTGTACAGTCCAAGTCTCTTGCCCCATGCATCTAGGCTATGACCCATAGATATATTGTAGTCAGCAAGACGAGAGACAACAAGAGTGTCAACAACAGCACTGGGTTGAATGGTATCTCCAAGTAAACGATTAATGACAGGCACATCAAAACCAATGCCATTGTGAAAAACATATTTGCTCACCCCCTTGCAGTAGGTTTTAAATCTCTGCATCTCTGCAGCATCAGAGGTAAGGTTCCTAAACACATGGGCCTCACCTGTGTTGACATCCTTTGAGCAGATAACCCAGATGTGTTTAGCATCTAAGCTATCTGTTTCTATGTCCATTGCTACTATCTTCATAACTTACCTATCCAATGTATGACTTCATCATGCGGATCATCAGGAGAATCTATCAAACTTTTCTCTGAGCATGAAGGTGTCTCCGTCGAAGGTGAGTGATCCTGCATGTCCTGTTGTTCCTGCTGGTCTGTTCTTTGTGACCAAGAGTTTGGTGGTGTTTCTGTCATCGTCATCCTCCGACATCTTATCCCTCTCTAACTTGACAACAACACTAGCACGTTTACCAATCGTCCGACAATCCCTTATCTGCCCGTCATCGTTCTCATGGGCGATGGTTACGATACCTACGTTTAACTCAGCCGCCATACGGGATAGCTGTACGGACAAAGCCGACAACCACTTCTCGATACTCTCGTCACCCTGCCTTGAGTAGGCCAAGTCTTGGATAGGTTCGAAGAATACATACTTCACACCACATGCCTGACTAAAGTATCTGATCCTGTTTAGTATCTCCATTGGATCTTCGTCCACCCCGATAGTAAACTGGTAAAGGTTTTCTTTCTCTGTCAATTCAATCAATGCCTGATCCACTTCCTCCCCCATCTGTGCCTCGTCGATCAGATCCTTGCGGGTAAGGTTACGTTGTAGCTTGTAGGACACTAGCCCCAGCAACCCACGTTTCTTTGTCTCCTCAAGGTGACAGATAGCAATGGGAATATCTGTGTGCTTGGACAACATATGATACTCTAGGTACCTCATGAACTCTGTCTTACCAATACCTTCGGGTGCTTGGAACACTGTCAAGTGTCCTTGCATTAGCCCTAAGGCTACCTCGTCAAAGGCTGCAATACCTGTGGGTAGGTACATTGCATCGTCTTCTTCGTGCAGGATGCCTAAGAATTGTTCAGGTGTATTCCATACATTCTGTGGTGTATACTTCTTTGCGTTGTAGAATGCAGATCGATAGGACGTTGCAGCACCAGACTCTAGGAACTCATTGGCATCCTTGTACTTGTCATGCGGTATTCGATACACCTTATTCGGAAACAGGTTGGCTATCTTATCTGCTATTGCATTCCCTGCATCATCCGTATCAACCGACAACACAATCTTATCAAAGCTATTGAGCCATTCTTTTGCAGCACCTTGCCATAACTTCTTGGATGGTGACGCAGATGGTAAGGATACACATGGATATTTATGGTCAAGCATCTGGAATGCAGACAGGGTATCAACCTCTCCCTCTGTTACAACAACAAGCCTAGCAGATCCAGCATTGAACTTATCCATGCCAAACAGTTCATCACTCTTGAACCCTGCCTCTGTCCTAAAGTCTTTGGGCATGGTACGCATCTTACGTCCACCTGATGGATAGATGTAAGCTTGTTTCTGTATCTCTCCCTCTGCATCTACAAAGCTTTGCACCCCATAGAAATCCATAGTCTTTTCCTTAACACCTCTATACTGCATGATCTTAGGTGTTAGAAGTTGTGTCTGTAATACTGTCACGTTGTCCTCTCTTTCTTTCAAGGGGTATTTATCTCTTGCCCAATCCTGCAACACCATACCTCTATGTGGGTATGATCTATCACAAGATAAGCATTTACCATTCATATCATCCGTCCAGTATGTAAAGGCATCACTACTAGAGCAATCCTCAAAGGGACATGGTTGATGTGTTAATCTATTCATAGCATCTATCCTTATAGATATATATCCGGGGGGCCAGAACAAGTCTATTATATCCACGATCTTTCATCTGTCAACAACTTTCTTCACATACCTAGAAAAAAGATACAGCACATAAAGTATCAGATCAAACCGCATCAGTAATGCCAACAACACCACCACCCCGACTACCTCACCAGCTTGTGACATATTCCTCCCCAAGTCTAAGAGATGTTTGTAAGATCCTTAGCTCATCTGTGAGTAGCCTAGACCGATCTGCCTCACCCTCCCACATGGCCTCGTCCAATGCCCTCTCCACGGCCTTTATTTCGTCCTCTATGTAGG